GCTCGTTCGCAAACGTGCCCCCGCCAGCAAGCGGGTGATCGGTGGTCAGCAGAGCTTTGCCGTCACCGCCCGGGTAGCTGGAAGAGAACGCGTTGTTGAGAACAGCAGCCGCTTTGATCTGCTTGGTATGCGCCATCGACCGCGCGAGAGCACGGGTATAGCGAGCGCCAAGGCGATCATAGAGGTTGTCCTCAACGGCCTCTTCAGTGAGCGCGAACGCGAGAGCGACAGTCTCATGCGTATAACGAGCCGTGTAGGCTTCGTTAGCCGAATCGAACTGGACGCCAGCGCCTTCCTGCTTGGTCGAAGCATTTCCGAAACCAACCAGCATCACTTCCTCTTCGAATGCCCGGTCAGACGACTCGGTTTCGAAGATTTCAGCGTGCTCGTTCTCGTAACGGGCATACTCCATGCCAAAGAGGGCGTTAAGGCCGGGCTCAAGCTCTTTTACGAGTTGAGAGCGCGAAATTGCCATAGTTCAGCCCTCCTTACGCGAAGCCATTCGTACCGGCGCGGTACGCATGGTTGTTGATGATGACCAGCACGTTGGTGTTGGTCGAGGCAACATCGCTGTTCTCGGGGTCTTGCGAAATGTCGATTGCCTTGAGGGGCAGGGTGATGGTCGTAGCACCCGAGGTGACACTAAGCTCAACGCGCGAGACACCGCTGTCGGTGCTACCAACAGGGCTTTGATCCGCGATGTTGAAGTTGCCAAACAGATCCGCAACCGGGAAGGCAGCGTTCGCTTGGATTTCAAAAACCGTCTCCGGTGCGTCAACGATGTACGCGATGATGTCGCTCGCGGCGACACCGCCCGGATAGTAGTTCTTGAAGGTCGGCTTTTTGCTCGTCGGGTCCGTGTAGAAGCACCCGTTGAAGACGCCAGCAATGTAGCCGGTGTCGCCAGAGGTGTAACGCACGATGCCGCCGCCGGTCACAAGGCGAACGAGGTCGCCCTGATAGATGGCCCCCGTAGCGCCGGAAGCGATACGGTAACGGTTTTGGGCGTTCGAGAACGGCGAGCCGTTCAGCATACGGACAGGACGAAGACCAAAGGAGGCATCTTGGTTTGCCATTTAGGTATCTCCATCTGAGGGTCTGCGCGAGCCAAACGAGACGCTCGACTTGCGCGTTGTTGACTTTTGCATGAGGGGGTTGTTGTCCCGCATCCAGTCATTATCCACCGCGTCCATCTGGTTCTGAGTGACACGGGCATAATGCCGCTTGCGTTGCTCGATCATTTCCACGGGCATCCGTGCAAGAATCAAACCGCCTACGCCGATCACGCCAGCGTTGCGCCCTTCATCCACAACAGGGCCAGTGTAGTCGGGATATTCATCTGCGCGTACCAGTTCCCAACCTTCTTGCCGCTTCTTGTGGATGTTCGTCCTGTCGTCAAACTGCATCGCCGACTCGCGAATCCAACGATGCTTGAATCCCGCAGGAGCAGGAGGGGCCTCAAGAGCAGAGCCGGGACGCCATTCCATCTTGCGCTCTTGGCGCTCCCGCGTAGTAGCCTCGCGTGGTGTCCGGTCCATCTTAGTCCTTCCTATTCTGGATTTTCGCGACTTCTTGAGCGAACTTTTCAAGAGGAATCTTCATCTTGTTGGCAAACGCAACTTGCCCCGGTGTTAGCTCAATCCGTTGCTTCTTGGCGCGAACATTTGTTCGGCCATTGGTGGCAGGCGCGACGTAGGTTCCAGATCTCCGCGCATCCTGAAACTTTTGCGGCATCTCTTTCCGAAGTCGCCGGTCGATTTCCGCATAGTAGTCATCGCTGTTGGGGTCGAACCCCTCCATCACGACATCCTCATGGATGGCCTTCGCTGCCGAGGTCATCACACGATCCTGATTGAACCAAGTGTTCTTGGCCAGCCATTTCTGTAGCTTGGGGTCAGCGGCCTGCGGTTGCGGCTGTTGCTGCTGACGATATTGCTGCTGTTGCGCATAAGCCTGAGCCTGAGCGCGCTCCTGCTCCGAGCGCGCCTTCTGAAGGCGAACACGCTCTTTTTCGATAGCAATCTGTGCAAGCGCGGATTGCGCGTCAGCGACCTTGTCGTAGTCGCCAGCCTCATGCGCCTCTTGCAGAGCGCGCTTTGCCTGAGCCTCCTGAGACGTCACACGCGTCTCATACTCAGTCACATAGCCCTGATCGAGTTGCGCCAGCTTGCGCTTGATGGCCTCATTCTCAGCGGCGACGTGCTGCGCATACTGATACGCAGCCTGCGCTTCTTCAATCGCCTGACGCCGCTTCTGCGTCAGCTTGTTGATGCGCTTCTGGACGCTCTCGCTGTAGTTGCTGATCTCACTGCCGCTGTCGTCGTCAGCCTCATCGACAACAGACTTCGGGCCAGCGTCATCATCGCCAGCATCGACCTCGACGATATTCTCGTCGTCGTCATCAACTTCGTATTTCTGGGCCTCAGCCATTCTGCTCTCCATGCTTCACATTATACATACGAAATGTCGGTTGGGTCAAGGATTGTGGCGATGACGTTATCGTCGTTTATGATTCTTACCTCCAATCCATCAACTTTGAACCGACTTCCGGCATATCTTCCGATAAGAATCCACGTTTTATCCTGACACCATGGGCCAGAGGGAAACTTCTTCGGGTCGGTATACGCATCGGGGCCAAGGCGAACAACATAGGCCGCAACAGTGGCGAATGACTCCCGCTCTCGGGTCGAATCGGGAATATAAACGCCGCCCTTTGTCTTCTCAGGAGGGTAGTAGGGGATGATGAGAAGCCGGTACCCTGTGGGCTGCGGCAATCTGTCCAGAACCGAACCATCAAACTTCGACGGATCGCTCTCGTTCTTGTTTTCCTCTTGATCTTCAACGCCAAGGGCAAGATCCAGTGGCCTGCTTGCCCCTGCTTCACGCTGCGCCATCTTGCGCATAACGTGGTCAGGAACGAAGAGCTTCTTAGTCATCTTCCTCTTCCATGCCTTTCATCGCGGCGCGTATTTCGTCTTCCGCGTAGGCCATGCCGCGTATTTGGCCTATCACGAAACGGTACTCTTCCATGGATGTCACGCCGCCAGCCAATAGCGATTCGCCAACGCGAGCCTTGCGCTCGCGCAGCGTCTTCAACAGGTGTTGTGCCAGATTTAACGCATCCATGATACATCCCCCGCAAGCAAACTATACAAACTTGCGGAGAATGCAAGAAGGTATGGGCGTTTTTAGAATACGCCCTCAAACCTCTGCGGCTTGGCGATCTTACTGAACCTTTTTACGATTCCCCCGCCCATTTTCTTTTGCGGGCGTGGCTGCGCTTTTCGGGGCGAACCGGCCTTTCGGCCCTCGGGCTTGGACTTCCCCGCTGTGGACAGTGCTATCGCTACTGACTGCTCCTGCGGATACCCCTCCGACCGCAACTTGCTGATGTTGCTGCTGATCGTTTTTTGGCTCGATCCCTTCTTCAGCGGCATGGCGTTCCCTCTTGGCGCTACGAATAAGCTCAGCGATTTTGGCGTAGATGGACGAAACCATTAGCGTGCTCCCCTCATTCTCGCATTCATCTGGGCAATGTCTTTCTGTGCCTGAATGCGTTCCCTCGCGACGTCTGCTCGTTTTTGTGTAGCCTCATCTTGCAGGTCAATGCGCTGCTGGGCAACAAGAACCTTGTTGCGTTCCTTCTCAGCGTCAGCGGCCATCTTCATCGCCGTTTCCTGCGCATCTTGCTGGATCTGCTGGCCCTTGAGAGCCAGTTCCTGCTGGCGAATCATCACAAGCGGATCTTGCTGCTGAGCAGGCGTCACAGACTGCGTGAACTGCTCCGTAAGCTGCGCGATGATCTGCGCCGCCGCACGCTCGATCTCAGCCTGTATCATCGGCATCGCCTGCGGGTTCTGAGCGACCTCAGGCGGGTACTTGGCCAGAATCTGCTGCTGGGCAATGCCCTCAGCAAGCATGCCAATGTGCTCCTGAATGTGCCCCTGCAAGGACGCAACGACAGCCGGGTTGATCTGCGCGGCAGGCGTGGACATCATCGCCAAATGCGCCGTCATGTGAGCCTGATGGTCCTGCTGCGGGAACGCCTGAAGCATCCCGCCCTGAAGCGCCATCTGGTTCTCCTTCGCAGCATTCATCGGCTGCGGACGCGGAGGAGGCGGCAGGATCGAGTCGATATTGCTGACCCCCAGAGCTTCGTACATCTTCCGGTAAGCCATGTAGAGGCCCTGCGGACCGCCGTGGATCTGCGGGTTCGACTGCACAAGCTGCAACTGCGTCTGCGCCAGAGCAATCCGCTGAGCCATCGAGAAGATGTTCGGGTCGCTGACCGGCACAACGTCCACACGTCCATCAAAGTCGGAAGCCTTGATCTCAGGTCCAACTTCCGTCGAAGGCATGTAGGGATACGGCTCAAGGGTCTTCGAGAAGATTCGAGAAAGCAACTTGAACTCAATCTTCTGCGAGTAGTGCAGGCGCTTGTGGATCGCCGACATCACCTTCGTGCCACGCTCCATGATCGCCATGGTCGTGCCAACAGGCGTCTCGCCGCCCATCTCGCCAATCTTCATGTCAGCCATGGCCGCAAAGCGCCGCCCAGCGTCTACAAGAGTGCCGAGAAGGTTGTAGAGCGTAGCAGAGGGCTCCTTGAACGGCAGAGGCATCAGAGCGCCCCTCAGATCGCCGCTCACGATGTCAATATCGCGGAACTCGCCCGGCTGGATTGGCGTATCGTCCTGCGCAATGCGCGCGCCCTTGGCCTTGAAGCCACCGGGCAGGTTGGACAGCGTCCCAGCGTCGATAAGCTGCCTCAGGAGCGACGTGGAAGCCTTCGCAAGGCCACCAATCATGTGCGTCAGCCCAAGGCCGTAGAAACCAAGGCCGGGAAGGAACTTGTAGTGGACGAAATACTGGTTTTGACGCCGCAAAGCGTCCTCAGCTTCGTAATTTCGCCGGATCGCAAGGACCTTGTTCGTCTCCTTGAGGATCGTGACGATGTACGGCAGCTTCAGGCCAGTTTCTTCGCCATTTTCGCCCACATCCTCGAACCCGGGGAGGTCCAGATCGGTGTGAACCTCGTATATAGTCAGGTCAGTTGACGCATTCCCCGGCAAAACGCCCTGAATGTCGTCCACAGCCTCCTTCACCCCCGTCATATCGACGTCAGGATAGGTCGAAGTCGGCAATTCGATGTCGCGGTAGAACCCAGCAAGCTGAAGTTTGCGGATTTCGTTCGCATCCATCACGATCCGGTGCGTAATCCGCGTCGCAGTGACCAAATCCGTCGCCCCATAGGGCACGATCAGGTCTTCCGCGTGCACAAACTTGCTCATCGCGCGGTTTTTCAGCGGGTCGAAGTACACCTTCTTGAACGTCGAGCCCACAATCGGGAGATAAAAGAGCATCTGATCCATCTCAGGATCATACTCTTCCATCTCGTAGGTGATCTGGTAGTTCATGTACTCCTTGACGCGCTCAGCCTGCTTCATAAGCTGCTCGCTCTGCGCGCCAACAACGTCCACACGAACCGGGCCACCCGCCGGAAGCAACTCCCTGTACGCCTGAGCCTGAAACTGCGTCACAGCCTCGGCCAAAACAGGATGAACAACGCCGCTCGAACCCTCAAAAGGCTCTGTGCGCTCCTCATACTTCATGCCCAGATAGTTCAGGCCCTCACGATACGTCTCTTCCCACTCCTCGCGAGAGGCAAGATCGTCCTCAATGCGACCCACAAGCTCAGAAGCAATGCGACCAAGGTCCATGTCGTCAACGGCATCAGCCAAGTTGCCGTCAAACGGGACGTCAATCATGGGCTCTTCGTCCATGATCTCGCCCACAATGGCACTGCCATCGTCCATCTGAAGCACGTTCGGGCTCTCAGGCAACTCAACAAGATCCACAGGAGCGCCCTGAGCCTCGTCAACGAGCCTCTGGATCACTTCCATGGGCAGGCCACCGGGGCCAACATCAGGTTCAATCGCCATTCTTCATCTCCCAAAGGGTGTTGGGGCAGGGAGCGTTCAACTCGGGGAGGCTTAGAGGAACGCAAGCACCGCCAGTTCTGGGAGGGGGAAGCTGGCAGACACCCAGCATCCCTGCCCCAACCTCGTTCTTTCTGACAGAATCAGAAAACATCCTTCATACCACCCTCGATGGCCTCATTATCGTCCATGTCATCATAGTCGGTAATGGGTCCACCGGGCTCATAGGCATTGCAGATGTTCTCAGCGGAGCACACAAACGCAAGGCGCTCACAGTAGCCAACACCATCTTCCAAGCCAAGGCCGCTCGAAATGCACGACATCATGTCAGCCTTGACGTTGAAGTAGTCGCAAATGCCGCACTTCGAGTTCTTCTGTTCCCAGCCCTTGATCGCAGGGCCGTAGCTATACTCGTCGATAGCATACTGCCGGTTTTCCGCGTTCATCTCCGGGTCTTGAGTAGCAGGAGGACACTCGAACTCTTCGTCCTCGTCCTCCTCCTCGTCTTCTTCCTCTTCGTCCTCGAACAGATCCTCCATCTCATCCTCGTCAGGCACCTCAAGAATGGCACCCTCCGTGTAGGACACCTGATTGATGCCCTTCGACAGTTCAGAAGGATCTATCTCGACGACGATCTTCATGGCTCACTTCACCCCACGGAACTTGGTCCCGCGAAGAGCAGCGCCACCGCCACGGCATCCGCCGACCTTGCCGCCCATGGCGTAGCCCTTCACCATGCCGCCGCCCATCATTTCATCAGCATAGCGGCCAGCCTCAAGGTCCTCACCCTGAAACCGCATCACAGCCTCATCCAGCTTGCGCTGCTTGCTCAACTCACGCCCATACGCGCCATGGCCACGACGGGTGCCAGACGTGGCCTTACCCTTCTGTTTCATTTCCTGATCCCTTTCATGGCCAGAATCTTGTGCATGTTGATCTCACCACGCTTCTCAGCCTGAGCAGCCATCTCAGCCTTCTTCGCGTTGTACTTCGCAATCGCAGCCTTCGGCTTCGATAGCTTCTTCTCAGGCTTCATCGCGTCATCCCTTCAGTAGTAGACACGCTTGCGACGACGATACATCATTTCTTCCTCGTCGTCACGATAGTCGTTCGGCGCAACAACAAAGCCACCTTGCCTAAACCGCAGTATAGCCTGTGTCATCGTGTCGGCCAAGTCATCATGATCGCCGTTCGGAAACGCCGCGCACTCCTCAATCATCTCGTCCGCAAAGTTCGCCTCAGGTGCCCACACCAAGCCACTCTCAAACATCGGCGCACACGCGTTCATACGCGTCATCTTGTCCGCGCCACGGCTCGGCGTAAACGGCGTCACAGGTATCCCCATCCGACGCAACTCCTGCGTCAATGGCGCACCGCTCGCCTTCTGCTCAATCAACACCATGTCGGGCTTGTAGATCTCGTACAACTCTCTCGCCTGAGCCTTCAACTCAGGAAACTCCCACCGCCCACTCAC